TGGTTTCAATGTCATCCATCCAGATATAATCAAAATGCGAACCGACAATTGACGTGCCTATTCCAGCAGCGGTGATTGACGATTCCGGGGTTACTGTCTTTTTAAATTTGAATGTTGTTTTCTCTGATGACCAGTCCCGTGTCTTGACATCGGTAATGCCCCACCGGGAATACACATATAAACGTACAACATCATTTGTAAGCATATGTTTTTGAATCGAGCCGAGAACTGCCGAGGATAATGTCATATTCTTTCGGACTATTAAAAGCCGCATATTCGGATTGCACATGAATAGTAAAACCATTGCAACTATTCCGCATGTGGTTTTATAACTGTTTCTATGTGCTTGTAAGACATCGAATCTTTTATGTTGAAGGAATATCTTTATCCATTTGCCATGGGTAGGGGTAAGTTTGTTATATCCTAATAGGTGTCCGAATTTGTGCGGTTCTGATAACCATTCGTTAAGTATAGCATAATGGTTAATCTTCTGACTTAATGCCATGTCTTTTCAGAATATCATCTATTGCGGGGTCATTACTATTTACGGAAAAATCAGCTTTTATCTCATGCCTTTCTGCTGCCTTCCCGGACATCTTCATAAACTGTAATATATCGTTTGTCTTAGCTTTCATCATGCCTTCAAGAATCTTGTAATACAATAAAGGCATTTTCCGAACTTCTTCGGCGTTTTTGTTGGTTTTAATCAAGTCAAGTAACCTGTCAACTTCTTCAAGCGGAAGCGTGCATATGTGATTAACTATGTTATCAAGATCATTCTGAGATAATTCATAATCTTCTTTCAGGTAATTAAACAAATTACGTTTCCTGCCTGGATTCGCTGGTTGATTTTCTTTTGAGAATTGTGTGTTCTGCCCTGCTATTGCTATTTCTGGATTCATAAACCGAATTTAAACCGTTTTACCTATTTATCTTAATATTATAATATACTGATATTGTTTGTATATGTAAACTACTTGTTCCTTTTCTTTCTTTTATGTTTATTGTTTTCATTTACTTACATTTAAATAATTATCAGAATAAATTCCGTATGTCGCTGTCAATAGATTGTCTTTAGTACCTGTATTGTAATTGTGCCAAGCTAAGCTGTTTTTTTGTTTTATTCTTTCAGCAAACTTAGTAAATGGCTCGCTTCTTTCGGTTAATTCAAATTCTGTTTTCTTTTGGAATTTCATTACTGCAATCCTAACCCTATTCCGAAATATTCCGTTTTGTCTTTGTAATTTGCCATCCATTGAGCGTAACCGCGGCGATAATAGGCGAAGAATTTCATGCTGAATTTGCCGGTTATTATATTTGTCATTAAGGCCGATTCAATCCAGTATGCTCTATGCGTCCATTCGCCTTGTATGTATAATTTAAGACTATCCATGTATTGATATTTGCTGTCAATTGATATAAAGACCTGAGACTTAAATAATCCGATGTAATGATCGTAATTGTGGTTTTTACTGGATAATGCGTAATAGTAATAATATCGTTCATTTATTCCGAACTTGAATTTATCGCCCCAGCTTTTCTGGATTTGTAGGCCGCCACGGTCAACGCTGCGGCTTTCCTGACCTGCCATTCCATTAGAGGCGTGGTTATAGGGTATTAACCGGATAAAATCCAAACATAGAATATTATCTTTTTGCCAGATTATACCAGGTGAATAATTGTTTTCCATGAACGGCGATGATCTGTCATATATATTCCATTTGCTCTTTTGTTCGTAGGTAAGATATAAACCAGTTTCAAAGGGATAAATCAAGCCCCACTTTAAAGACAGATTTATTATCATCTGGTTTTGTTTATTAAACCCGGTAACAATAAAGCTGTTCTCATAAGGCTGGATTGAATTTTCAGCGTATGCCGATATTGATATTAAAAGAATGATGAGTGTAATTAATCTTTTCATTTCATAACCTCACAATCAATTGTAATATGTCTGGGTCATTAGTCAAATAATAATTTAATAATAACTGACGTTTTATTCTATCGCGGCATTGATTAAGTCTTTCTATTTGTTTTTCCCGTGTCATATCAGTAACAATTTAATACAAACTATAACCCCGAAAATACAGATTGCAACCGAGAACAAATATAAGTATTCCATGTCATTTCTTCCCTTCCAGAAATTTAATCGCCTTTGCTTTACTGAAAAGCAATCTTCCGGTAGCTGTATGCTTTCCGAGTTTGAATTTATTGTGCCAAAGCGAAGCAACTTTTCTTCCGTCTCTCCAGTCGGAAGCCTCTTCAATGTATCCATATTCCTTAGCCAGTTTTATAAATTCAGATGTTCTTATATATTCCATTTCTTAACCTCTATACAATAATAATATACAAAGTCTAATGTGTCAATGCTTTTTTATGAAAATAAATCTTGCTGTACTTCATCTTTTTTTCGATCTAATGAATTTATATTTTTAACTGATTGATTGAAATATGAGTCTTTGAGTTCAATACCGATTCCACGCCTGCTATTTTTTACGGCTGAATAAACTTCCGAACCAACCCCCATAAACGGAGTCAAAACATTTTCACCCGGATTTGATCGTAATATTATGATTCTATCAATGACATCAAGTTGTAACGGATGTACATGTTTTTCGTCTTCTTCGTCTCTGGCTTCTTTGTATTGTAAAACATTATCAAGTCTTATATCATCCCAGAAAGAACTCGCGTATTGCCTCCATATCCAATGAGAATAACGATTTTCTGTCTGTTTGCCGTCATAATTTTTATAACTTAATAAGTCCTCTGGCATTTGTCTTTCTCCAGCGTAATAATCTAATCCTATCGGATGAGCTACTGGAATTTCATTTTCTCCTTTTTTTCTGAATATCAATAATTGATCGGCAGAAGCAACCCCGCAATAAATAGAATCTGATACTATTGTTGCATGTGCAAGATTCTTTTGCATTGTTCTATTCCTTACCGTCAAAGGCTCTTTCCATATCATGTGACGACCTATAAAATCAAATCCCTCTTGCTGATGAAGTCTAATTATATCACCCGGAAAGTCAACTAAGCAATCTTTACCGGAATTCCCGGAAGGTACGTCCATGCAATGAACTGCTGAACATCTGCCTTTTTTTGTAATACGATTTATTTCTTTTACTGTAAATCTGTAATGTTCAAAGAAACTTTCATAATCATCTGAATTTGACAAATCTCTTTCCGAGCTTGAATAATGATATAGTCCTTGACCATTACCTGAAGCAAATGGCGGAGAATAAACCGTTAAATGAATTGATTCATCAGGGAAGTCTTTCATTACTTCATTGCTATCTCCGTTATAAATAGCATACTTGTCTGTTATCATTTGTCTTTCTAAAGCCATTTTGGTATCTCCGTTTTATTATTATAATCTTTTGTATTTTTTAAATGAATAGAATTATTCATTTCATTTACTAAATTTTTAAACATCTGATCAGCTTGCAATTGTTTACGTCTTAGATTTTTAATTACGTTTATATATCCTTTAGTATAAACTAAATCTACATTTACATTTCTTTTTTGACCGAATCTTAAAAAACGTCTTATAGCCTGATAATATTGTTCGTAACTATGCGACGGAAAAATTATAGTATGATTGCAATGTTGCCAGTTTAGCCCCCAAGCTCCGATTTTAGGCTTAGTTATAAGTACCCTTTCATTGCCATTAGAAAATGCATTTAGCTTTTCTTCTTTCCTGATGTCAGAATCTTTTCCGCTAACCTGAACAGACCCAGGAATTAACTTTTCGAGCAAGTCCCCTTCATCGTTTAAATCACACCATACAACCGCATAATCTTTTGTGTTGTTTACTATCTCGGCGACTTTTATGCATCGTTCAGAAATAGTCGCTCTCTTTTCGTCTCGTTGTTCTTTTAGTCCATTTGCATCTATAACCATTCCGGGTAAACACCCTTCGACATAACGCCCTTCAATATCCATCAAATAATCATTCTCAATCAATTCAGGCAAATTAAATCCATCATCATTAAATTCTAAATCAGACGGCTTTCTTACTGCTCTTGCCCAGCTTGTTATCCAACGCCAAAAAGCTAACTCCGCATGTCCTTTTAATCTCCATTTAACCGTCTCACCTCTGTATCTTCCAGTAGAACTATTATTCATATCGTTTTTAAAAAATTTATTAAGCATATCCATATATCCCAAATATCCTAAAGCCTCGCTTGATGTACCTAATTCAATAAAATCATTCGGCGCGGCTGTCGCTGTTGCTAATAATCTATATTTTATTTTCCGCATGAATATCGTTATCTGATGTTTTATACTGCCATTAAATGATTTTAATATGGAACTTTCATCGCATACAATACCAGTAAAATCATTCGGATTAAATTGGTGTAACTGTTCATAATTTGTAATTATTATTTTACCGTTTGCACTTCCGTCTCTTGACCTTACTGTTTCAATTCCAAATTTTTCAGCTTCCTTTTGCATTTGTTGGCCGACTGCAAGCGGAGTTAATAATAATATTTTACCGTTTGTTTTTTTGGAAACTTCATCAGCCCATACTAATTCCATAGGACTTTTCCCTAATCCACAATCCGCAAAAATCGCTGCCCTTCCTTTCCTCAATGCCCATTCAACTAAATATTTCTGGAAGTCAAAAAGATAATCAGGTAATGACAAAGGCTCAAATCCAAAGTCTTTATTATTCTGAATTTTCCTTTTCAAATATTCTTGGTATTCCATCACTTTCTATTCCCTCCCCATTTTAAATGAGGCTTCTTTATTTTATGCTTCCTGACTACCTGAACCAATACACCGAAATTAGTTACAATATCAAATTTTCTTAATTCATGCACTGCAAAATCATAGCTCGTTGCGTATTCCATAACTTGAGAAACAGTTTCAATTTTATCCAATGTCCAGTACATATTATTCCTTAAAATAAAAACGCCTTAATCAATTTCCGGCAGAATTTCGATTAAGGCGTTTTGTGATTTTAAATTCACACGCATCTGCCGGTAAACGTCTGAATTCAATTTATTTTATATCCATGATAATTATATAGTGAATAAAGTCAATTATTTATTATTCTTTT